TCTTATATCCGTACATAAGTTTTAGTTCTCCTAACTATACTATATCTTGTATGAGTGATTATATAAAAGGAAATAAAAATCCTAATTACAAACCCTCTACTTCATATAGTAGTGGAAGAATTTGTTTGAAGGAAACTTGCAACACAGTTATATCTAAATATAACAAATATAGATATTGTAATAATCACAAGACAAAAACTTATCCTAGAATCAAAGGAAGACAGATTCCTAAAGATTTACAAGAACCCCTTAAATAACAAAAAACCTACTTCGGGCAGAAGTAGGCCTTTGTTTATACAGAGTGTCCGTTCCTGTATATATTGTATCCTCATACAACTTAGAGTTTTCTCTAAGACTTTAAACCTTAATAAAGATATTAAATTATGTTAGGGCAAAAAAAAATTTTTTCTGAGCATACCCTAGACAAACTAGGGCATATTGATTGTACATACGATAACAGGGAAATTATCCAGTACTTTACATTGTAGGGAATCTATAGTATTCTGCAAGTAACAAATATTGATTTACCAGTAATGTGATACAGGTGAAGTGGGCATCAGGAGCACAAAAGGCTTACCAGGGAGACCTGACCAACTAGAAAGACAAGTAAGCTACCCAAGGTCACAAGAAAATAAACAATTCGGCCCACCCCTATATATGCCTGTTCACGCCCAAAAGAAATAAAAAATATTATTATTAGAGAATATTGAAGAAATGTAAAGAGTGTGACAACACTTTAAAACAGATTAACAAGAACTTAGCTTACTGTAACAGCTCACCTACTAGATGTAGTATGTCAGCTAAAACAATAGTTATTAAGTAATACAGTATTAATACCTTTTTTTATACTTAAGATGCTTCTTATTTACTGACTGCCTACTTAATATAGACCCCCATACGCAGATTGACATTTGCATTACCTATTTGTTTAAACAACCTGTATATCTAGGGTTTGACTCTTTGTTTAAACAGATACTGAAACATAATAAAATAAAATGTTTATACAATGTACTAGGTATGACATACCCTGTATGTTTTTTGAAATGAGATAGGGTGCGTTGCTTTAGAAGTGAAATGATAACATCAACATACTAACTAAGTCATACTGAGTACATCAAAAGAAATACAATCAATAAAGGAAAGCTGGAAACATACTCACCCTGTCAGGCCTAAGAGGTCTTTGTTTATACAACTTATTGAAATACAAGAAACAATTGTTTACATTAAATGTAAAGTCTGCTAACTTTAGATAAGAAATGATAAAGGTTAATTATTAAGTGTTTCAATTAAATAGTAATACAGCTTAATTAAAATCGTGTTTCGGCAGTACTTATCAGATTCAGAGTGGTGGACTTTGTTCCTTGTTTATACAGGGACATAGATTTCAGCATCAGAGTTTCAAGGCTCGGCCAATTAACAATGTTTAGCCCGAAGAAAATAGAACTATAAACTTAAACCTTTCAAGATAATTTAATTATTATCTTTCAGCAATTTTATTTTTGATTGTTGAGAGATACTAAATAAGTATCAGAAAGAAAAGGTAAACAAAATGAATGTATCTCTAGAAATGCAAATAATAAATAGAGCACAAGAGAGAATGACTGAGTATTCGGAAATTGTTTGGGAATTAAAAAACCTAGATACAATTACCGAAGATGATTTAATTTCTAGTCAAATGAAATTAGCAAATAATATTTCTAAATTATTTGCGTGGTCACCATCTTTAATAGCTACTGTTTTTTATTATGCGATGGAAGATTCGAACGCCCATAGTTTTAATAAAGATTTGTTAAAGCTAATTGAAAAACATTCTTTGAGTCAATGAGTATGTTTGACTTTAATGGCGATTCAATAATCAACAGCTTAGATTTATTTATTTTAATTCCAGCTTATATATTGTTTTTAACAATTTTTTATAAGACTGTAATTAAAAAAGTACTCTAAGCCCTGTTTACAGATGATTTAAGAGAGTTTCAGTGTTTAAGGTGTCAAGTACCATAGACATTGAAACACTCTCTTAAAATGTAATTTTCTAAATTGCTTTTACTACTTGTTTATACAGCGAGTAGTAAGAGGAACTTAGTTCCGGAAAGAAAGGTAATAAAAATGAGTAAAACAAAAACATATAGAGGAACTCGTGAAGAGTGGCTTGAAGATTCTATCAAGGAAGTATTCAAGGAACTCAAAGCAAAAGGTTTCAATGACTTTGTAAAAAAAGAAAATGAAATCAAAGCAAGTTTCGGACATATGCCCAGTGGCTTAAAGAATTCGGCTATCGGTGTCTGTCAGTATCAATCAGAAGATGTGAAAGAATCTGATTATGATAAGACAGGAACACGCCATTTATTTATTAGGCCAACACTTACAGCAAACAATCTTGAGGAAACACTAGATATATTTCAGGTGTTAGCTCACGAAGTTTGCCACGCTGTGCTACCGATTGGCTCAGGTCATAAAACACCATTTAGCAATTTAATAATTAAGTTGTTAGGTGCTGAGGGTAAACCAACAGCAACAATTAGAGGGGCTGAGTTTGATAAATGGGCTAAGCCTGTTGTTAAAAAGTTAGGCCTAGTTCCTCACATTGCAATTGTTGAACAGCCTAAATCAGCTAAGACATCAATTAAAATTGCGTGTCTAAATGTTGATGAGTGTTCAGGTGCTACTGATAGAAGCATTAATCAAGGATATGGAAACATATTTCGCCAGTCTTCAGCTGTTGTTTATCAACAACTGGCCGATAGATTAGGGGAAACTGATTACACTCTTTCAGATGGTGAAGAGATAGAGGGCTTATTCAATTGCCCTTGTTGTATGGGTAAGACCATAACAATATGCTCAGGAAATTTTAGGTAATTTCTTAACACCTCTTTGTATAAACAGAGAGGTGATAAGAACTTATAAAATAATTAGAAATTCTGGTTACGAATTTCTGGCTGTATTTTTTTTGTAAATTCTTACAAGTTTTTGTAAACGCTAGTAGAGGCAATCCCCTTGTATGTATGCGTATGCACAGCTAGACAGCATTGGTTTAGTACCTTTCATCAGTGCTGTCAATGGTGTGCAGACACCAATAACGAAAGGAAACTATGAGTAATTTATATTATCTAAAGTATCACCAAGAAAGTGAAGTCTATATTGAGGCTGATTCAGAAGATGAAGCACGACAAAAGATAGATGACTACACCAAAGGTGGTGGCGACAATATGTATAATGTTAGGTTAAACGAGTGTGGTTGGCGAGTTGTAGAATCCTACGATGAGTTAACACCAGTCAAAGTTAGAGACAACTTTGGTCACTCACATACCACAGCAGATGGTAGAGAGTGGGGCGAAACAGATATACCTGATGGATACTATGAGTGGTAATATGTTAACTGTTTACGACACACAGGCCAGTAATTACTACGAAGATATTGAATATTCACAGATTACCTACTGGACTTGTGGCGATTGTAGTACAAAATACACGCATACAAGTGGCGAGGTTTATCATATATCAACTGACTATAACTCTTTTGAGGGTGACATCAGCTGGAAACAATGCAAGACAAATTGTTATGATATCTGGGACAATGGGTAGATATGAATAGACACCAAAGAAGAAAAGCTAAGAGCAAAAAAGGTGGAAAGTATCGTGGCTTATCAAGGCCAACGGATAATGGTTTACCTAATAACTCTAAGAAAACATATGGTTAGTAACTAGCATAGAGTACTTGTTTATACAGCGAGTACTCAATGCTACTTATGTAGCAGGATGAAAGGAAACTAATGTCAGAACAAAAGAATCCAACTCTTGAAGAGTTGTTTGACAACTTAGAATCAGCAATTGATGATGTATCTACTCAGATAACAGATGCTCAGTACGAAATTGATGAGGCCTATAGCAAATGTGATTATGCTAAAGACTACATCAATGGTGCAGAAAGTAATATGTCTGAGGTCAGAGATTCATTTGAAGAATTGCAACAAAGAAGTGGTGACTTTACAGCAAAGAAAGTACAGTCAGAACTTACTAAGTTAATTGACATACTACTTAAACAACAAGCAAAGATTAGCTAGTTGTTTATACAGCTATCTAAGTAGGTTACTAAGGTTGCGAAGTCTAGTGCAGAAATGTTAGCTAGATATAAAGTGCATATAAAAAGATTAATTCCAGTTTGCACCACCTACAGTAGATAGCTTTTAGCACATAAAAGTAAGTCGGAGCTCAACAATATTATGACCTCTCAATTTGTGTGCTAAAAGCTATTTATAGCATAACGAAAGGAAACAAATGAAAGAATCGGATGTGTATGTATTCACAGATGAAAACCAAAAGACAGATGAAAATATTTTATCTGTTGATTTTTATTTTGAATCAAGCACAACACTAGCAGAGGCAGTTCACACTGTTGATACGCTAGTAGAGGCAAACACTGAAGCAATATTCACAGGACATAGGCCAAGTATCTATTGTCTATCCCCTTTTGCAACTATGAAAGAGGATGAATAATGTTTGACAACGAAGACTTTAGTGATGATAACTTATCAACAGAAGAAAAGATGTTGTTGTTTATGATAAGACATTATGAACTACCGATAAAAAATATCTTTACTTTTGTTTATGAAGCATATGATATTGCAGACAAGGAGGTTGTATGAAAGACTTTCCTATTCTTGCTTTATCTTACGAAGAAGTTGCAGAAAGATATAATTTTTTGCAAGAACAAGTTATTCTTTTTAGGAATCTTGTTAGTGAAATTGATATAAGTAAGTATGACCAAACAGAATATATATCTGTTGTTAACAGTATTTATTATGAGATATTCATAAGTCAAGAGGAGGAGTAATGGCAAGATATAGAATTACATTTAAAGTTGAAAGAGTTGGATTTGGTGATACTAAAGATGAAGCAATTAAAGACAGTAAATGTTATGAAGAAAACCCATACTGGAATCCTTTAAATGATGCAGAAGTAATTGCAATGGAGGAGGAGTAATGTCTTTCTTAGATATGATTGCAGTATCAATATTATTTTATGTCTTACTGCAGAAGTATGGTGAGTACAAAACACAAAAGCAAATAGACAGGGAGAAAGAAGATGACCTGTACTTAGCAAGATTGTTTAATGTACTAGAAGAATAACTAGCTAACACCTCTTTGTATAAACAGAGAGGTGATAGGTATTTATTATAATTCCGTTTACATTATTTATAATGTATATTACAATGACAGTAAGCAACGAGAGGTTGTATGTCAATACGAATAGAGTGTCATAACATCTATGGTGGTACTGATGTGTATCACTTTGATGGCGACAGTTCTAGCACGATAGCAGAGGCAAAACTAAAATTTGCTGAGCTCCGTTCCACAGGTAGTAATGTAGTTTCTATTATAGATAACGATAGTGGCGACTTTATTAACCCTAAAGAACTATACAAAACAACAGTCAGCTAACAATAGTAGCGACTAAACAGAGAGGAGAAGCGTGAATCAACGCAGTAATACCCTATTGCAATCTATGGATACCAAGAAAAATGTCTTAGAAGAATTGCATAATGTAGCTTACCTAATACAGGAAGCTAATGAATTGGTAGATACTCTTAAGAAACAAAGAGTCAAACTAATTAATGATGGCCGCGAAGTAGGTGTGTCATTTACAGATATGGCTACGATACTTGGTATATCAAGACAAAGATTGTACCAGGTCATTGAAGTCAAAGAAGATAATGAATAAGGTAGATAGTATGCCTCTATTGCTAGAGGCTTTACTATCTCAGAAAGGAAACAAATGAATAAAAACATTTGTTTCTTTAATGATAACAGGAGAATGATATGAACAAAGAAACTAAAAAGAAATTACTTGCTCCCTTTCCAGAGGAGGTTGTACAAGACCCACCTAAAGGAAAGTTTGGCAAGTTTGTAAACCACGCAGTTTATGTAGAAAGACTACGAGATTGTGATGTTAAGTATGAGTGGGAGTTTGAACCAGTCATAATAGAGAACAAGATAGTAGGTGCTATTGGTAAGTTAACAATTGATGGATTAGTTTACCAGGGTGCAGGTGATGTTGAAGCACCAGCATTACAAAGAGCAACACTAGGTGAGTGTCTTAAACTAGCAGAGAGTGATGCTTTTAAACGAGCATCAATGAGAGCTGGACTTGGCGTTGAACTATGGTCAGGTACTGATGACTTCTATATGGATGAAGAGAAACCTAAAGCTACAAAGAAACAAGAAGCTAAGGTTACAGATAAGTCAGCTAAAGAGTTTGAGGATATGGTTAAAGATAACCCAAACAAGAAGCAACAGTTGGACCACACTGTGTCAGCTATGATACCTGATGAGAAAGCTAAGAAGAAACTTATGAATGAAACTTATAACAAAGTTACATCAGAGCAAGACTTTCCTGAGAACATAGAGAAGTGGACAGCTGACCAAATGTCAACATACATTACTATGATTGAAGTACTTGTTGATTCATCAAATGATGAACAACAACTTGTTGAAGAAGTGTTTGGTGAAACTAAAGACCTAACACAAAACTGCCCTAAATGTGGTAAGTCTGAATGGATAGAAGACAACAGACAAAAGAAACAAGATGAACCAGATAAGTTTGGAAAGATACCTAGCTGGAGTTGTAACAACTATGGTGATAAAGAAGGCTGTGGTTGGGTAGGATGGGGTGACACTGATTGCCCAACAGAGTGGCTTTAGAACCTATAGGAGATTCTTTTGCAGTGGACAAATTAAAAGATAAGCTGCAAAAGAAATATCCTAATCACAATTTTGATTTACCAGCACCACCTGATAGAAAACATAAAGCACCATATCTATGTAAAGACAATAAAATATTTTACGAAGATATGGAAGGTAATGTATTTTGTGGATGCAGGTACAAGAAACAAGATGACACCAACCCTTACAAGTGGGATTGGTCAGTGTGTCACGCATTAGTAACGAGTGCTAATGAGAAACAAATACAAACCAACAATTTAAAGGAGATGTTTTGAATACACAATTAGAAATAATTAATAGACTCAATGACATTTATCCTGGCCTTGATTTACAAGAACACATAGACCCATACAGCACATATGATGCTGAGAACGATAGGTATATTGTAGAAATTAAATCAAGAACAGCAGAGTACGACAGCTGGATAATTGAAAAGAAAAAATTTGATAGCAACATTATTAAATCTGTAGAAACAGGTAAGACTTTTGTATATCTTTCAGAGTACAATGGTAAAATTATGACTTGGAATATACATAGGTTAGTAAGAAAAAACTATGACTTTAAATGGGAAGAAAGGTCTATGCCTAAGACTACAGAATTTTTAGATAATGAATCAATTACAAAACAAGTAGGGTATCTTTATGAACAAGATGCCAAGATACATAAGGAGAAAGAATGAGCGATATATCAGTAAGTGAAGCAGACTTAATAGTTTTGTTACAAGAACTAGAAAGCAGAGGTTTGTTTAAAACTGTAATAATTACTGGCACTGATGGTGTGCAAGAGTTAAAAGCTATTGTTCCTGTAACAAAGATAACTATTAATACGCCACAAGAAGAAGAATGATTAAACTATTTTGTAGTTATCCCATCCTTTTTTATTGATTGTGAATGTGAGAACGCCTGGTTCGTTCCACATTCCAGTCCTTGCAGTAAAGTCTTTACTTGCATCTATGCTTGGACATTGAAACCAAGTTCTCTTACCCTGTTTAAACACCCTAGGGTGATGGTAGTGACCAGTAATAAGTATCTCTGCTGCACCACTAGGTAGCCAACCAAACATCTGGCCTTGCCACCATTTAATTATCTTACCTTCAGGCCCAGCTCCACCAGTAGTCATATGGCCGTGTGTAATTGCTACAGCTTTACCTTTAATTTCTAACAAGTGATGATAGTCAGTAGGTAATATCACATTTACTTTGTCATACCTATTGTTCTGTGCAAGTATTTCTTTAACTACCTCAAAGTGCATCATATCAGAGTTGTCTAATCTATCAGATAACACCTGTCCTTTAGCACTTCTTGTCATCTCTCCGTGATTACCACCGATACCACACAAAGTAATCTTATCTACAATAGGCAAGAACGCTTCTACTGTACGCATAATCATTTGTCTTGCTAATCTGTACTGTTGTGATAGATTTAATTCTATATTAAATGGCATACTAGAGTAAAAACTTTGGTCACAATTTTCAGTAAGGTCACCTAACCCCAACAAGTACACTTCATCTATTAGTGTTCCTCCCTTACGCAGTGCCTTAATCTGATTTACCCCTTCTATAAGAGCCACCTCATAGCGTTCAATAGTATTTTCAACGCCATAGTCAGCCTTACCTAACTGCCAGTCAGCCATTGTAAATATAAATGCAGTGTCACCACCATACTTTTTATTTTTTAATTTAGGTTTGTGTTTAAACAGCGATAGTAACTCATTAAAGTATTCATCTAACGCAGGATTCTTTCTTTTAACTACACCTTTAAAGGCATAAAAGGTAGTTGTCTTACCACCTTTGAGTTGTACTTCCCAAGAAGATGCACGAACTGTGCCTTCTATTTCGTAATATCTAGGGTCAAAACCCCAGCCCTTTAGTATGTCATCATACTTATTTTTATAGTCTGGGTCAGTACCAACATAGGTTACTTCACCTTTGCCAGTCTTTTCATCAAACTCAATTGATGGTTGCCACCCAGATTTGTAGTAATTATTACCTAGTTCTTGTGTCATATTTAGCCCTTCTGTTAAGGCTATTATACACAATGTGTATGACTATTTTATTACTTAGTAATTTGTTTTTTTGCGTATGTCTTGATAACTGCTAGTGCAGCACCACCACCAGCTAATGCAGCTAACTGAATTGTTTCAGCTTCTACACCAACTAAAGGTGCTACTGTTAATGCACCAATGAACGCTTCAATGAAGGTCCAGGCAGTTCGTTCAAGCATATCTTTGAGTTCTTCACTCATTCTATACTCCCACGAATCAGACCAAGGTGTCCACCATACATCTTTCTTAAATGTACCATCCTGGTTTCTTGCTCTTTTAAATCTTTCAAACATTATGTTATCAATCTCCCTTTTAACATAGCATTACCTATCAAAACATTACCATTTATTTCCTGTAATTTATCATAAACTGTGGTAGCTAAAACAGTATGGTCTTTAGCTTTGTTGTCATCTCCTTGTATAAACAGGTTGTTAATAGTTGTATATTCTATGCTTACATCTTTACCTTGTAGTAATTGACCTGCCACTTTCGCATACATTTTTTTGTACGCCACAGTGCTGCTGCCAATAAATCCATCCTTAGATACTTCTAAGTCTTGTTGTGTTTCTCCTACAATGAGGCAACCACTGGTGTGCTCATCAGTATTACCTGTGTGTATAAGTATATAGGTAAAGTTAGGTACATCTTGTATATGCAACATACCATAGTGTGAGTTCTTATATCTCTCTGAATATTTAGCGTGAAAACCACCAGTCTTTCTAAACTTTAAGTCGTATGTACCCTCTGGTATGCAGGTCTCGTGCATAACTTTTACTGCTTGATACTGGTCTTCTAATGTATAGCACTCAAAGATACCATCTATAAATAGCAACCCATTCGTTGCATCTGTTCCAAATTGTGTTCTAACTACTGTTAGTTTCATCTTGTCCACCATCCTTACAATGTTCTAATCCATATTTACTGTTGCAAATATTAACGTGTGTTCCTTTATCGTTAATAAAAGAATAGCACATTATCTACCACCACAACAACCATTGCCACAACAATCCATTGCTACTCTCCTTTTCTAAATCCTATAGTTAATAACCATACAGCTAGTGTGATTACTGTAGCGAGTCCTGTAACTTGTTGTGCTGAACCAGTTAGTGTAAGCGTAGCAATAACTAAACCAACCAAAGTCCAACTAAGGTTTAATGTTTCTTTTATTGCTGCTACTAACCAGTTCCATAACTTGTTAATCATAGACTTCTCCTAAATACAAAAGCTGCCATACTAGCTATTCTAGTCAAAATTACAGGAACTACGACCTCCTGTGCTTTTTCTTTCTGGTCTTGTGTCATATCATCTCCTATGTTACCTATTGTTACTCCTTCAAAATCTAAATCTACAAATGTTTCTATAGGATTTTCTATAAATGATTCGTACTGTACCTCTGTAACAACATCAGCAAGAGTATAGTTCTCTACATCTGCATTCTCTACAGCTCTCTCTACATATTCTTCTACTGCTTCAGCTACGACTTCATCTTCTTTGACAGCTTCAGCTATTATCTCAACATCTTCTGTTTCAACTTGTAATACTTCAGCAACAACTTCTACTTGTTCCTCTGTAAGTTCTTCTATCTCCTCAATAGCTTCTTCAACTACTGCCTGGACTATCTCTTGTACTTCTTCTGATACTTGTTCTAGGTTCTGTACACCTATGTCATTGACTTCCTCAATAACTTCTATTACTTCTTCTGTTTCAAGTTCTTGTACAAACTCTTGTATTGCTTCTTCTTTGGCTTCTTCATACTCAACTAACTCCTCCTCTGTGTAATCTTCTAGTTCTTCTTCAGTTACTTCAGGAATATCTACAACGATAATCTCTTCAATAGCTTCTTCTATCTCTGCAACTTCTTCTTGCAGTTCTTCCTCTGTTAGTTCAATAACTTCTTCTGTTTTAAAGAATCCTCTGCCTGTATCTTCCTCTTCAATTTCCTGTACTGACTCATCCAGAATCTCCTCTGCCTGAATTGAATCTTCTGTATTGGTGTCATCTCTAAGTATTTCTTTGTCCAGCTCATCTTCTATTTCCTCTTCTACTTCTTCTTCTATGATAATAATTATATCTTCAGGTATCTCTATTAACTCAATTTCTTCTATCTCTATCTCTTCTAATTCTTCTAAGTATTCTTCAACTTCAAGTATTGCTTCAAGAAATTCCTCTGCTTCTTCTTTAGTTTCAAACTCATATATCTCAAACTCTTCTTCGCGTTCAAGTAATTCAACTTCAAGTTCCATTTGTTTTTCAAGTTCAAGTACTTCTTCTTCAGTAAGCTCAATAAATTCTTCATCTTCATAATCATCATCCATCTCCAATACCATATCATCATCATCATAAAACTCTCCTTGGGTATCGTATTCTTCTTCGTATATCTCATCTTCATATTCTTCATCAACAATAATTATAATTACTTCTTCTATAATTTCTTCAGGTATATCGCAATCACCACGTTCCAAAGCAACATTAGTAATGTAACAACCATAAAGCTCTTCATTAGTTTGCCTTTCGTTATCTCTCTCTACTGTACCATCATCAATATCTGCTTGACTATATGTACCTACACTACCATCATCCATAACAACTTCTTTATCTTCTTTTACATATGGGTCTACATATGGTTCTTCAGGTTCTGGAGGTGGTGGAGGTGGCTCAGGTATTGTAGTTGTAGTAGTTGTTGTAGTAGTTGTAGTAGAAGATGTAGTTGTTGTAGTATCAGGTACAGTTGTTGTTGTACTTGATGTAGTTGTAGATGATGTAGTAGTTGTAGTGGTAGATGTATCTACACAAGTAGAAGTAGGTGCAGACCAATCAGTTTGTGTTTCATTAAAAGGTACTTGGTCAGGTAAAGCTATACTTCTTTCTATAGATATTGTACTGTAACTATTGTCTGTGTCATTGTCTGACCTAACTCTGTAATAGAATGTACCTACTGGTA